GCAGTGTATTTTACACTGCATACTCTATATATATTGTTTTCTGATATTCATATTCTTCTCATTTCCACCAGGATTGACTAATGTCTGGTTTATTGGGTATTGTCCCCATGATTGAATTGAATTTGTTGCTTCGCGCTCTTGTATTTATCTCACATACGATGCTGCCTATAAGTTCGTAATCCATGCGGATTGCTAATGTCGCACTCGTTCTGTATTGCCAGATGTTGCGAACTATAAAGTACAGGATGTGTTATAGATACAAGATATCTTGTTAATTTGAAATCCACCGTGGTAGTGAATACACGGCTTGTTGGGTATTACCCCATGTTTCAATTTGACACGAAGACAAGAAAATGTAGGAAAAGTTGTTTTCTGTAGGAGAGATTCTCCGAATATAAATCCACCAATACCAAAAGGTGCTATAAGATGGTTAAGTTATCCTTTTACACTACAAAAGGAACCCCCCACATTCAATATTTTTGGTAAAGATATTGTCTTATGCGTTACCATGGTCTTATTAGACACTACAAATATCGTTTGCGTTTTTAGAGGCTGTTAGCGATAATAAATAAATAACTGTGTGATAGGGATGTTAACCCGTTATCACCCTGGCTCTAATGCCGTGGCGCTTTGCGCACTTGATCTTTGATCGAGAGACTGATTCACTCTATAAAATAGATCGTGCTTTTATGTATTTAGCACAACGACCCAATTGTATCGTCCTCAATTGGAATTAGATCGTTAAGATAAAATATGGTCACTTACCTAAAGTATATCAATTACGGAATTCTCGAAAAAGAAATATGAATTTCATTAATCATATCAATATGTGACGCTATGAGGGTGTATCCTAATGCTTGGAACCCCAATGAATAGTTGTAATGCGCACCCACTACTTGATGAAAAGTGGACAAGCGTTGAAGAACACATTTGATCTCTGAATTAATTGAACCTAGTATTATTTAGTACAGTACAGACACCTCTCACGATAGTCATGTGATCTGTAACCAATTCCCATCTCTTATGCGCTTAAGAGACACAAGATAGATTGATAAAGCGTTGTTTAACACTCATGTATACCAATATTGTTTCCCTCGTTAAAACCTTGTTAGAAACTAAACCAACTGGATTTATTCCGGTCAATTCATCCCTCTTTGATATCAATGAGGACACTCCATCTTTTCAGGATGGTTTATATTCATACTGTTACAATTGTGGCGCTGTGAATTTCTTAGCTCAACAACCAAAATTTGTATTGATCACATCGATTGATTGCAAATATTGTTTTGAGCATTATTACCAACAATCTGATTCTTATGTAGAGTCTCCTAGTTTCCTTCAATGGATCACAAGTGGATTGTCTGAATCAGCAATTGCTGATATCCAACGCAGTTCTAGTGGATTGCGTGGTTGGCTTCTGAATGGTACCTCATTAGGTAAATCATTTATGAGCCATTACATTAAAATTCCACACGAATGGGATAACGTTGTCAGTCTCCTTGAAGATTGTTTTATTGTTTTTCACCATTTGTGGGTTAGCAAATCAACTTTCGATCGCTATGTTGCCATCGTTAACTTTTGCAAGCTTCGTGGTTCACGCATCGGTTTCACACAAACTCTCTTGTTTATTATTGGAGATATTTGTGGAACACAAATTGCTGAATACAACTCTATGCCTTCCTACAATTTTGGGGAGGATGAAATTTTGAATCGCATTAACAAAGCTGAATCTCAATTTAGCTCTCAAGCTGATATTGAAGTTGAAACGATGTTTGCTGATATGCGATCTTATTTGGGCTGCTATGATAAGATGAGAGAGACAACTATGTTTAAGAAGTTACACAAGTTTTTCCTTTATCTCATTGCCAATGATTTATTGAAAGGAGTGAACATTGATTTTCACTCACTAAAATTTGACAAATTCGAAGCCGCCGCTATTAAGCGTACCCACGCTCCTGGCATTGATATGGTCCACCATATGATGGATACAGTATTATTTGTGTTAGATCGTGGCGCTCAATATTTTAGAACTGGAGATATTCAGTCTCTAGCTTTGTCTGGATCATCCTATGAGAAATGGATCACTTCAGCAATGAAGCTGTCTAGAAATTCTAAATTTCTATCGAATCCTGAACCACATGGTTTCAATTTATTTTCTTATCAAAGTGAATTGAAGGATGCTATTGAAAAGGGAGATGCAATTTTCAGATATACACCAGGTCTTGAGAAATCCGAAAAGATTTTTATTCAAAAGACACTAGCTGATCTGAAAATGATTGATGCTGAACTTATTACAAAGAAATCAGCACAAATGCCTCGTAAAGATCCTTTTGCAGTTTTAGTCCATGGTTCATCGAGTATTTGTAAATCACAGTTGAAGCAGATTTTATTTTATCATTATGGTAAGATTTTTAATTTGCCTATCACTAGTGATTATATGTTCACTCGCAACCCCACTGATGAATTCTGGTCTGGATTCGATTCGACCAAATGGTGTATTGTGATGGATGATATCGCTTTTCTTAAACCAAATGGAGAAGTTGATCCAACATTGAAAGAGATGTTGCAAGTCAAAAACTCTGTTCCCTACACTCCACCACAAGCGAGTTTAGAAGATAAAGGTCGCACTCCTGTGCGTGCTGAGCTACTGATTGGCACGACTAACACTAAGCATTTGAATTTACACGCATATTTCGCGTGTCCGTTTGCTATTGCTCGTCGCCTTTCATATATTATCACATCTCACATAAAGCCTGAATTTTCGAAGTGCAAATTTATGGCTGATTCTGAAAAGATTCCAGTCACCCCTGAGGGTAATTACATGGATATCTGGACATTTGAGATTAGTATTCCTGTTCCCTCTACAGATGAAGAAGTTGACAATCAACAAACGCGATATGAAATTGTTGAAAGATTTGACAGTATTCATGATATGTTGGCCTGGTACA